ACAGAAATCCGCTTTTGTTGAGGATTTGGCAGCATATGCAAATGGGTTACAACGATACATGACAACCCAGGGCATCACTGCCAAATCTTTGCCGGTACAGGTGGCTGATCCCAAGAATCACGTAGAAGTACAGGTGCTCATCATAAGCATCACCTTGGCCATTCCGCAGCGGTTGCTGATGGGTTCTGAACAAGCCAAACTGGCATCCACTCAAGATGATGGGCACTGGAATAAACGGTTGGACAAACGCCGTAAAAAGTATATTACGCCATACATCATCAATCCAATGATTGACAGGTTGATTATTTTTGGCGTATTACCTGAACCAAAAGAATACCGTGTTGAATGGCCAGATTTGTCAGCACCTGGTGAATTGGACAAAGCAGAAGTGATGGCCAAGTTGGTTGAAGGGTTTGCCAAATACGTCGGTGGTGGTGTAGATCAGTTGATTCCACCCAGAATCTTTTTGTCATTGTATGCTGGGTTGGATGAGGATAAAATTGATGAGATTTTGACAGAAGCCAAGCAACGTGAAATGGAAATGGAGGAAGATGAGCGTGAAAGAATGGAGTTGGAAGCAGAATTACAATCACGTAATCCTCAACCAAAGCCAATTCCAGTACCCAAAAAACCAGTACCCAAAAAACCGGTTGTTGAGGAATAAAAATGCACGTCAAAGGAGTAGTTGATCCAACCAGAACCACTATGCTGCGTGAAAAGTTTATGGCAGAAATGCATAAACGGTTCAACGATATCCGCAAATCTGTGATGGAAGTCATCTGGAAACAGGATGCGTTGGGATTGTTGGTGAACTCTCCTATGATATTGACAGCCAATCTGGAGAAACAGGCATGGAGATTCCAAACAGATTCTCAAAAGATAGGTTCCTTCAACGAATGGTTCAAAGGTCAAGTGGATGCTGGCATACTTGAAACTACAGCCAAAGGTGAACCATGGACAGCCAAATATGTGGATTCTGCTTATAAAAAAGGCAGTGTGCGTGCCTATATTGATTCAAAAAAGGAAGGTTGGGAAAAACAACAACCAGGATTTGATCAGGGCAAACAGGCACAGTTCCTTGAATCTGCTTTTATGTCTCCAGAACGGGTTGAAAAACTCAGAGTGTTGTATACACGTTCCTATGAGGATTTGAAAGGCATATCTGCCACCATGTCTCAACAGATGAGTAGGGTGTTGGCAGATGGTATGAGCCATGGACTTGGCCCTGCTGCTATTGCCAGGAATATGACCAAAGGAATCACTGGAATTGAAAAGACAAGAGCACGAACAATTGCCAGAACAGAAGTTATCAGTGCCCACGCTGAAGGTCAGTTGGATTCATTCAAAGATTTGGGAATTAAAGAACTGGGCGTGATGGTGGAATGGAGTGTGGCTGGAGATGACCGTGTCTGCGATCAATGTGCTGCTATGGATCAGGCAATCATTACGATTGAAGAGGCCACAGGGTTGATTCCACTCCATCCCAATTGTCGGTGCGCTTGGATACCTTCAACCAAATCCATACTTGGTGAGAAATCTGTTTTTACCAAAGCAGAAAAACAAAAGCAGGTTGATGAAGCGTTGATGAAAGGATTGCCCAAGCACGACAAAGATGGGAAGCCAGTGCCTCAAACGATTGAAGAGGCCAAAAAACGTTCCTCATGGTTGGGTAAAGAAAAGAAATTCACCACTACCAAGACAGATGAAGTTTTGCCACCTGCATCAACGCCAGCGACAACACCTACACCAGAGGTTGTTCCAACAACAAGAAAAATTTCTTCAGAAAAAACAATGTCCTCCAAACCAATTTCTGATAAGGCTATCACGAGAGATTCCCTTGAAATGAAATGGTTTAGTAATGACCTTAAATCGCCTAAGTGGGACGATACTTTGGGTGAGTGGAAAGTGCCTTTGGAGGAAATGAAGAGGAGAACAGAAAACACTATTAGAGTTGTTTCTGAAAAAAGTGGGATTTCTGAAGAAATTGTTAGGGAGTATATGTCTCAGTGGGCGAGTGGTCCCACCAGTAATATATACTCTGTGCTACATATGCAAGAGAGAATTGCAAAAAGATTTGGTGGGGAATTGCCTGCTTTTCAAAAACAAAGTATGAAAGAATGGGCGGATAAATTTGCAAGTTCTGGTAGAAAAGAACCAACAAATTTTGAAATAATTAGAAATGGAAAAGTGGTTTTGAAGGAAGGGTTGCCATATAAGACACTTGATGAAAATATGGATTTATTGATTAATACTATGTATGATCAAACTCAAGATTCTTTTAAGAAAGCAGGTATAGAAAAGATTCATATTTGGCGTGGCACAAAACAAGAATTGTCTGAAATTCAAATGAAATTGGCCTTATCAGGGGAGCCTGTTCCTTATTCAGGCAATGTTGTGGAAAGTTGGACATTATCCAAAGATGTGGCAGAAGGATTTGGAAGGAAACACTACATGTCTTCCGAAGTTCCAATTGAACGTGTGTTTTCTTCCTCCTTATCAGGACTTGGTAGTTTTTCAGAAAGTGAGATTGTGTTATTACAAGGAGCAGAGGATTTCACAAAAGTCATATTAAAGGCACCAAAGGTTGCCAAAACAACATAAAGGATAAACCAATAATGCCAAAGCCAAATAATGATACACCACAGGTTCAATTGTCGCAGCGTAAATGGGTGGAAGGTTTATTAGTATCTGCCCAAAATCGCCAATGGTTTGGAACCATTACAATTGAAATTAAAAAAGGAGTGATTGATTTGGTGCGCAGTGAAGAAACACTGAAACCACCAAATGAATAAATTGGTTAAAAATAAATTTTACTTTTGGGCATGAAATCAGTTATAATTGAAGTAGTAAATTTGAATATGCTCTCCCCGGTGTTGGTAGGAGTCCTTTGAAAAGGAACCACATTTGTAATATAGTGTGGTTCCTTTTTTGTTTTTAAGGAGATGAACAGTTGGACAAAATAAATGTAAATCAGTTTTCCAGTATTGCTTTTAACCTTCAATCAGATAAAGCAAAAGTCAGACATGAGACAATGGAAGGCAGGAATTACCTGGTTGTTCCTTGTGTAATGATGACTGTGGGCGTGCATTCAGGTAGTATGGGCGCATTGTACTACCCTGAAGAGGAACTGGCCAAGGTTCCAGTCATCTGGAATTATAAACCGGTTGTTGTATACCATCCCCAATTCAATGGCGCCAGCATATCTGCCTGTGACCAGGATGTGATTGAAAAACAAAAAATTGGCATCTTGATGAATACCCGTTTTGAAGATGGGAAACTGAAAAGTGAATGCTGGATTGAAGAGGAAAAAACAAAGTTGGTTGATGATAGGGTTTTGAATTCTATTGAACTTTGTCTGATGATGGAAGTGTCCACTGGGTTGTTCACTGATAATGAGCAGTCTGAAGGGGAATGGAATGGGGAAAAGTATACAGCCATTGCACGTAATTACAGACCAGACCACCTTGCAATCCTCCCTGACCAAAAGGGGGCATGTAGTATTCAGGATGGCGCAGGATTGTTGAGGAACTCTGCTGGTCAGGAAACCGCTGAAGGTAAGTTGTCAAAACATTATATGATGGTGATCAATAAGTTGAGTCATAATGATGTTTATCATCAATTGAATCGTTTGATAAATCCAGATGAAAAGAATATGGTGGGTGGATATGTATTTGACGTATGGGATAAATTTTTCATTTTTGAAGATGGTGACAAAACGTACCATCAAGAATATGAAGTTGAAAATAAAGAAGTAAAGTTGATAGGCACCAAACAAGAAGCAACAAAGCAAGTGCGGTATCTATTGGCGGATGGTAGTTTTGTTGGTAATGTTGAAAAACCGTTCAGAAAGGAAAATAGTTTCATGGACAAGTTGAAAGTGGTAAATGAATTGATCTCCAACGCCAAGACACCTTGGGTTGAAGAGGACAGAGATGTGCTGATGGGCATGAGTGAAGCAAAGTTGTCGGTGTTGCAGAGTGCTGCCAAGCCTGTTGAAACGCCTGCGCCGGTTGTTCCTGCAACGAATGAAGAGCCGGTCAAAGAAGTAACAGTGGATGAATACATCTCCAATGCGCCTACTGGAATCCAGGACATGTTGCGCGCTGGTTTGAATTCTTATACTGCAGACAAAGGCAAATTGATTGCGGTCATCACGGCAAACAAGCGCAATCTTTTCTCCACAGAGGAACTGAATGTCAAAGGCATGAAAGAACTGACGGCACTGGCAGAACTTGCGCGGGAAATCCCTGTGGGCGTTGCCAACTTTGCTGGCATGGCTGAAGGCGCCAGTGTGAACAATGCTGCTGTGGATGATGAACCCCTTTTGGCACCCACAATGGATTTTAAGTAAATCACAACTGTTGAAAAACAACAACTGAAAATAGGAGATTTTGAAAATGGCTAATGGAAATCAGATTCACCTGCTTGGTGATTTTCGGCGTGAAGAAGCAAAGGCATATGGCTATTGTCTGCCTGGATATTTGTTGGAGCAGATTCCCAGTTCCGATTATTTCCAGCCGCATTCCGTTGAAGGCGGTATTGCAGAACGTATTGTTGCGGAAATTGATGCCCTTCAGGGCGGAGTGCTTACTGACTGGTATGCTTCGGCAGCACTTGTCAGTGCCAATATTGAAAATCCTGGCAATGAGGTGCAGATGTGGCTCAAAGCCGGTGAAAATGTGGCTATCAATACCAAACTTATCAGTGCTGGCGATGGTATGTTGATTGCGGAAGCAAGCGCCACCTCTGGTGTTGTTGTGCGTCAGGTCATTGCTGTTGCGCGTGAAGCAAAGGATCTGTCTGGTAGCACTGGCGTTGATACCCTGATTCGTGTGCGGTTACTGTAATCCTGGTGTTCAGGAAAATCTTAACAAATAAGGAGATATGAGATGGATTTTATTTTGAATGGCCAGGCAAACGGAAATGTGGCCAGTGTCTTGATGAACAACAATATGGATGTCAATGCGCTGCGTCCATATATTGGTGAGGATGGACGTTCCTATCGCACTATCATGGTGAATGGCAAGTATAAGGCAGTACCCACGACAAATGATGCCACCTTGCGCAAGGATGAGTGGAAACTGCTGGACACGGCTATCATCAAAGCGGCAAAGCCACGTCTGAAACTGGTTGCCGATTTGCGCGGTGCGGGATTGACCTACAACATCCCCAATGGCATGGGCAAAACCGTATTGGAAACGGAAAACCAGAGTGACGTAACAGATGCCATCATCAGTATGGATGGTCTGCGTGAATCTGCTAATGACCGTCCTGTGTATGATTTGACAAACCTCCCGTTGCCCATCATCCATAAGGATTTCAGTTATTCGTTGCGCCAGGTTATGACCAGCCGCAATGGTGGCAGTCCGCTGGATACCACGATGGCTGAATTGTCTGCCCGCAAGGTTGCTGAAACCGCTGAAAAGTTGGCGGCAGGCACTTATGGCACCTACGCCTTTGGTGGCGGTACCATCTATGGGTTGATCAACTATCCCAATCGCCTTACCCGCACGATGACATCCCCACTTGCTGGTGGATGGACACCGGCAACGACCATCGCAGAACTGTTGGCTATGCGCCTTCAGTCTCAGAATGCCTATCATTATGGCCCGTTCATGTTGTATGTTTCCACGCCATGGGATACCTATCTGGACACAGATTATTCCACAGCCAAAGGTGACAACACACTGCGTGACCGTATCAAGCGTATCGAAGGCATTAGCGATGTCCGCACGCTGGACTATTTGCCCAATGATGCTTTCCATATGATTCTTGTACAGATGACGTCTGACGTTGTTCGTGAAGTCATCGGCATGGACATTACCACGCTGCAGTGGGAAACCAAAGGCGGTATGCAGTTGAATTACAAGGTGATGGCCATCTTGGTTCCTCAAATCCGTTGCGATCAGAATCTGCGCACCGGTATTGTACACGGCACGACACTTTAATCTTTGCTGCTCCCTTTTGTTGATTGGTTGAGATAGGGGCAACGGATCAATTTTTAACATTCATCCGTTGCCCCAGTAAAAATTGAAAAGGAAAATGATATGAAATTCAAGGTAGTTGGTGGTGAGCATTTTGAGGCAGGGGTATTGTATCCAAAAGGGTCAATTATTGAAACAGACAGTCCTTTGGATACCATGTTTGAATGTAAGTTTGAACGAATTGATAACGCTGTGGTGGCGTCACCAATTGAAGTGATGCCCAAGTTGAAAAAGACAGAACCTGAGCCAGTGGTGGAGGAAGAAAAACCTCCTGTCATACTTCCAGAAGGAAAGATGGTGGACGGTTTGTTTAGGTATGCTCCTGAAGACACTGGGTTGCATGTGTTTCGTATTGGCCAGCAGAAGTACAACGTGTATGATGAGGACGATTACTCAAAACCATTGAACGATGAACCCATGACCAAGTCCAAAACGCAAACCTTTTTGGATGTTGAGATTGGTGAATAAAATGAATTGGCCATTTCCCCCTATATGGAAAGATGAAACGGTATTTATACTTGGTGGTGGCCCAAGTGTTTCTGATTTTCCAACCCATGTTTTGAATACCAAAAAAGTCATTGGGTGTAACAATGCCTATGTCTATGGAGAGGGCATTGTTGACTTATTGATATTTGGGGATGAGAAGTGGTATGAATATCACCGGTTGGATGGCTGGATTACTAATTTTAGGAATCCAGTTATTTCCAATTGTTTTGATATGAAAGATGTTCCTGGAGTGATTTGGGCGCCAAGAAAAAATAATGGATATTTTATTGATGCCCTTGGATGGAATGGGAACACTGGTTCATCTGCTATAAACCTGGCTTTGATATTGGGTGCCAAACGGATTTGTCTGGTTGGGTTTGATATGAAGTTCTCCACAGAAGGATTTTCCAATTGGCATCCTAATTTTGTGGACACTCCTGTTCAGGCAAATTATGACCGGTATTTGAAAGCCATGGGTGAAACAGTTTCCCAGATTGAAGAGAAATGGCCAGGAGTTGAGATCATAAACCTCAACCCTGATTCTGCGTTGAACCTGTTTCCAAAAATGTCGTGGAAACAATACTTTGAAAAGGAACTTTCAAATGAATAAAATGTTGTTAGTGATGTTTATGCTCATCATAGTGATGCTTTTAGGTTGTGTTACAGTACAGTATCCAGATGGGAGAGTTGAAACACGTATAGATGCAGAGATGGCTGGTGTTGCCCTTGATACTGCTGTGACTACATATAATCTTTATTTGGAATCTCAGACCACAAATCCAAATCCATCACGATTGACCCAGTTGCTTGACAATATTGAACGGGCAAAGGAATTATATGACCGTTTGATGGCATTGACTGGTGGAAAAAAGGCAGTAATTAATGTTCAACAGAATGGAATCAGAAAGGTGGTGCGTGATGTTACAGTTTATTAAATACTTGCCACTTGTTTTGACTATCTGGAAACGTGCCCAGGTTTTATTGACAGCAAATCAGTCTGATACCACAAAAAGTCAAAAGATGGTAGCATTGCCCGTAGCATTGGCGGTGGCTTTGCTTGGGTACTTTATCCCCCAACTGTCTGAAAATGCCGTAGCATTGACTCTTGTTGCGGGGATTGTGGGTCTGATAGCACCTTCTGTTTCCAGGTTTGTTGCTTACAAAAAAGCAGATGTAAAAGAGAATTTAACACTTATGTTGGTGTCAGTAAGGAAATTGGGCGAAGCATGGTATCCATTTACAGGCACGATGATTGATGCTGGTGAAGAAGGTTGGGCACAGGGATTGACTTCTGATGGTGGTGTTTATGAAATTGTTTCTGGAAAACTGGTAGACACTATCAAGTTGAAGGGAGGAACTCAAGAGGAATCAGAAGCAAAGATGAAAGAATTTATGGATGCCATTCGTGCAAAGAATAAGGATTTGTTGACCAATGGCAGTTAGAACTACAGAAGCATTAGTGCGAGCAATCATTGAAGTGGCTGCTACTGTTACAGATTTGAGCCCATTTATCAATGCTGCTCATAATCTGGTGGATGCTAAATGCACAGATATTGCAGAAGCAAATGCCACAGAAGTTGAGACGTGGTTGTCAGCGCATTTTTATGCTATCTTTGATCCAAGAGCCTCAAGTGAAACAGCCAAAGGTGTAGGACAAACGCTTCAATCAAGAGTGGATTTGGGATTGAATGTTACGCATTATGGTCAAATGGCAATGATGATAGATCAGACAGGTGGTCTGGCTTTTTGGAATGATCAGGTAAAGACAGGTAAAGCAGGAGCATCAGTGTCCTTTACTTGGTTGGGTGAAGATTACACTTTGACTGAAACTTCATAAAGGAGTATCGTATGAAGGAAATGATGGATTTGCTGCAAATGTACGGTGGTTGGGCGTGTACAACATTTTTGGCATATGCTATCATAAAAGAGTAT